GTTTTCTTTCCTTCTCCTTTGTGGTTCTGGTAGAGACTGTCTTCGGTCAATGTCAATTTCATCTTGTCCGGTCCTTCATCCCTCTTCGTCGCTGCCGTCGCTTGTTTCCGGTAGAGACTGTTCGATAACATGTGGTTCAAGGAAATCCAACACCCGGTCGTACCACGTCCTGTTCCTATCCTCCCTCTCGGCCACATCTAGTCATGCACCACCCGCACCACCAGTTCCAGCCCGAACAGGTTCAACCCAAATGAGCATCATCTCATCCTCAAATTTGAGCCTGTCATAGATGCCCTCCTGATTCACGATTTGGTCGTGGCATCTACGAATGCCTTGGTAAAAGGCATGTATCGCGTCGTCCCGCGAGAATTTCTGCAGCTCTGTGTCACGCGAAGATGACTGACCAGGGCTCGTCACTCTTTTGTCCCTGGCTTCCGTGTTTTCCACGTGGTCTAGGGCTTCTAGGATTTGAGTCTTCTTTGACGGCCAGTCCATTTTTCCCCAGGCTATGTATTCCACACCCTCCGGGAAACGCGCATCCAGGGCAAAGGGGCCTTTCTCTTGGAGCAACTCCGAAAATATTTCCCTGTTGGACCTTTTGTTCTCCTGCTTGCTGAACCCTCCCTTTTCCATTGCCGTGAGATTGTCCAGCGCCTTGGTCGTCCTGATCCAGTTCATCATCTGAAGAGTCTGGTGTCGCGGTTTCCAATTTGTGTACGGCATCGTCGTAACGCACTTTCTTTGTCTCACGATTCAGTAGTGTGTCTCGATGTATAGCCCATTGTAAATCGCTATGCGGGGGCGTGAGTTGCCCCACGTCCAACATCACCATACCCTTTAAGACCTGTAGGTCATAACCCCGCCTGAAGGTGGGATCAAGTATATACAGTCTATTGAAGATGGTCCCAGCCCTGCTATGGGAGCAGGGATCTGGGAGAGGATATTGAATGCTAACCAGGTAGCGCTGCTTGCCAACGCCAGAGATATAACCCTGGTGATCCGTGATTCCGACGCTGGGATTCGAAGCAATAAAATACCGCACATTGAGGTCATGCCAAGCGGCCCCGACCCAGCCGATCGTATCGGCCTGATCAACGCTGACTGTATGCTTGACCATCTTGTATGCCAACTGTCGCACGGTACTATCACTTCTCGATGTTCTTCGTCTGGAAAGGAGAGAGAGTACAGAATGGTGTAGTGGGTCATTGTACCTCCACCTGGTGTGTACGAGTCACGCACCACCTAGGCCCACGGCCTAGGTTTAAACCAATAGTCCCGGGGAGCCGGGACATTTCTCTCCACCCTAATCACTGCGTCTCTCCACTGCTTCTCAGAAATGTGACAAAGGCTTTGGAATACAGCATAGTAACTCCAAACCTGCGTCAACGACATTTCCATTGCCGACGCCGTCGCCGCAACCGTCTGTTCCACCCCAGCAGAACGCACAAGCTTCAAGTTATCCCTGAGGGAGATCTGATACTCCGCCCAAGTCCGATAGGATTTGTCGCCATGCGCCAATGCCTTCCTAACCAATCCAACGATGTTCATGTAAAGACCATCGGACGTCATAGACATCCCACAGAATTGTGTATCGCCGTCGGTTATCTTCAGCGTAAGTGGTGAATAGCGGGCCAGAGTCCGCATCTTCTCACGCGAGATGCGCTGGCCATATTGGACCCTCGACTTGTCGTCCCCTTTCTTCACCATCATCAACGGCCCGCGACCCTCGATCAAGTACTCCGTGTACATATCCGATACGCGAGTATTGCCACCGAGCGTGTCCGGTGCACCCGACGGTTTAGCGTCAGCCACGGTGCCTGAGAATAGGCCCGGGGCATTGATCGGGTAATCAGTCCGCACGTCGTCCATGTACT